AAGGTTGACCATGTTCCTTATGATAAATGGGCAGCAGATGGTTGGCTGCACGCCACACCCGGTAATGTGATTGACTACACTTCGATCCGTGATCGTCTTCTCGAATGCGATAAACTCTATAAAATAATTGAGATTGGCGCAGATATGAGCTTTGCTGCGATGCTGGTGCAGGAACTTGAGCAAGAGCGCATTTCGGTAGTGGAAGTACCACAGCAATATATCCATCTTACCGACCCGATGAACACCGTGGAAACATTATTGCGCACTGGTACGATGACACATGAGGAAAACCCGGTCGCCCGCTGGTGCTTTGGCAATACGTCTATATCCAAAAATGGGAACGCTCAAATTAAATATGTAAAAGAGCGTAAAGGTAAAAGTTTAGATAGAACCAAACGCATCGACTTAACGGTCGCATGGGTTTGTGGTATGGCACGTGCCAGACATTATTCAAATTCGAAATCAGTCTACGAAACGCGCGGCGTTCGCAGATTATGATTTTCTCCGTTGACAGAATAGCACAGACGTTCTAAAATAAAAGCATTGACCGCTTGGGTGCCCCCCTCACCCCGGCGGTCAATGCTTTAACTGCCTTGTTGACAAAAAACACAAAAGTGTTAAACTTAGAACATACATTCAAATACCGTTTGGCAGCCTTGGCTTGTCCGAGGCACCCCACTCAGAGTCGATGCCGCTCCGAAAATCTCGCAAGAGGTTCTCGGAGCGGCTTTTTTATTTTCCATGAACCTATTACCTACTTACCCAACCATCCCCACTGCCTACGTGTTCCAAGCCTTCGCGAACATCAACTTCAAGATGTATGCCAAGACCGAAGGAAAGCACATGGGTTGCGATATCGGCGTCGTCAGCGGACAGCCTGGTGCGCCGATCTACGCTGCGTTTTATGGGCTTGTGGTCGAGGCAGGTTACAGCGACCAGGGCGGCTATGGGCGCAGAGTCGTCATCCAGCACGAGAACGGTCAATACTCCACGCTATATGCTCACCTCAAGGTGGTCTTGGTGCAGGTAGGGGATATCGTCGACCCGGGGCAACAGATCGGCACAATGGGTGGCAACGTGGAAGACAAACAGCGCGGCGCCAGCGGTGGCACTCATTTACATTTTGAAGTTATCCTGCGCGATGCTGTGCCTGGCTCCATTCGCACCAGCCGTGGTTATTGCGTGGATCCGATTCCGTATCTCATGCAGCGTTACTACCCTGCACCGATCAACGCCATTCAAGTGACCAGCGTGAAAGGTCTGCGTGTGCGTTCCAAACCCTCCGTGACTAGCACAAGCATCCACTACCTCTTTCTCAAAGACATCATCAACATTATGGAGATTTTGCCAGATACCGGCAACGCGCAATGGGTGCGCCTCTGGAGTCTGCGAGAGGAATACTCTGCGCTCAAATATAACAACCAAGTCAATGCCGAATTTGTGAAGCCGCTTGTTTTCGAAACGACGCCTCAAACCCCGCCCGAGCCGGTTTCGACCCCACAAACAGAGTCCTACACTCAGGGCTTTGACGCCGCCGTCCAAAAAATAAAATCATACATAGAGGGGTTGAATGGATAACTATCTCCCAATCATTATCACAGCCATCATCTCGCCGCTTGTTCTGAAGCTGGTCGAGTTTGTTCTGAATAAAAGCAGCGAACAGTCCAAGCAGATGAACGCCAAGATCGAAGGCTTGTCCACCCGTGTGGACGAATTGAAGGACAAGAACATTCGGCAAGAGATCGAGATCGGCGTGCTCAAAGCACAGCTGCGCGACCGCGATCAAGCCATGACAGAACGCGACAAGATCATCGCCGAATTGCGAAAAGAGCTTGACCAATTGCGCGATCAAAAGGGACACGAATGAGCTGGCTTAAATCCCTCGATCGCAACGAAATGACCTATTGGGTTGGGCTGATGATGTTGTTCGTTGGTCTGACCTTGTCCGTTTCTGTGGCAACAGCGTTGATCGTGACCGGTGCCGTGCTGGTGGCGGTCACGATTGTGAACTCATTGGTTATGGTCTGGATTGCTACCAGACCCGTGAAATGACAGGCACCTCATGCTGCTGAAATCGTCCGACGTGTTTTCCCTGCAATCTCAGCGCTCGATGGCAGAGCCCAAGGCTGCTGCGCGCCCGGGCGGGGTACGTGAACGCAGCTATTCGCAAGAGGTCATCACGCCCGAAGTGGCATTTACCTCGTCAGCCGTAATCTCCATTATCACCTTGCTGGCGCAGGACTTGGCTTCCATTCCACTTATCCTCTATCAACGCCGTGGACGGGCAAAAGTACGCGCCTACGAAAGCCCATATTACCGGCTCTTTCACAACCAGCCCAACCCTGAAATGTCAAGTGTGACCATGCGCGAGCTGATCACGGCGCATCAAATTGGCTGGGGGAACTTCTACGGGCAGAAGATATGGAATGAGCGCGGTGAGATTACCGAAGTCTGGCCGCTGCGGCCGGATCGTATGCGGGTGGAACGATTGGACGGACAAAAAATATACATCTACACCGCCGCGAGTGGCGGTCAACCGATCATCTTTTCATCCGAAGAAATCCTGCATATCCCTGGCTTTGGGTTTGACGGCTTGGTGGGGCATTCGCGCATTGCCCTGGCGCGTAATGCCATTGGCGCGGCAATCTCTATGGAGAAATACGGATCACGCTTCTTCAGCAACGGCGCGAATATTGGCATTGTCTACAAACACCCCGGCGAGCTGGGTGACGATGCCTACGACCGCCTGAAAACATCGCTTACAGAAGAGCATGCCGGAGTCGACAATGCCCACAAGCCGGTCATCCTTGAGGAGGGCATGAGCATCGAGAAGATCGGCATTCCGCCAGATGATGCTCAATTTCTCGAAAGCCGAAATTTCCAACTTGCAGAAATCAATCGCATTATCGGACCGGTACCACCGCATTTAATCGGCGATATGGACAAATCCACCAGTTGGGGCACAGGTATCGACTCGCAGGAACAGGGCTACATCAACCATTCACTGTTGCCGTATGCCCGCCGCATTGAACAGGGCTTGGATATCCAACTCTTGATGAATGCGGAACGCGAAGAAGGTTATTTTTTTGAGCACCTTTTTGACGGTCTACTGCGTGGCGATATCCAGACCCGTTACGAAGCCTACACCAAGGCGATCACAAACGGATTTATGAGTCGCAACGAGGCGCGCGAGCGTGAAAACCTTAACCCGAGAAGCGGGCTGGATGAAATGCTTCAGCCATTAAATATGACCCAGACAGGTACGCCCTCGGGCGGCGATGTGTCCCAGAAAAACGCGCTCGCGCCATTGTTTCGCGAAGCCGTCCAGCGCGTTATTAAACGCGAAGTGCAGGATGTGCGCGGTGCCCTTCGGCGATATTTGGCAAAGGGACAACCGGCAGAATGGCGTACCTGGCTCGATCACTTTTATAACGATGACCACCCTGCCTTTATCCAGCGTCAGTTCGAGGCGTTGTGTCAGGCGCAGTCCGCTCTTTTCAACAGTGAGACCACCCAGATCAACGATTATTTTTTGAATTACGTTGCAGAGCGCCGCGAGGCGTTGCACGGCGGCAGCGTGGAAGACATTGATTCGCAGTTGGATGTTCAGATGGCGCAGGCGCCGGAGGATGTATTCGACGCGGTCATCAAACTATTGGAGGAACGCCATGACGAAAAATAATAAACCCGTTATGCCGGTGCTGTATTCGTTGCCGCTGATGGAAAGGCTCGAAACTCCGTCACGCGCAGAACTTTTGCCGAAGATCGAGAACGGCGAGGTTGACCATCTCGACTTCCGTGCCCGCGTGTATGGCACGGGGCGGAATCGCAACCCATACGAATTCCGGCAGGAAGATTTGGCTAATTTTGCCATGTCCTTCGAAGGGCAGCCCTATCTGCGCAATCACGACACTTACGACATCGATTCGCGCGACGGAACCATCCTCTCATCTCAATTGCAGGATGGCGCATTTGTGCAACATATCCGCCTGACCACCCGCCGTGGGATGACAGACTATCTCGAAGGCAAGATGGACCGCTTTTCCATCGGCTGGTTTTACGATGATGCCATGTGCTCCGTTTGCCAATCCTCGTGGTTTTCAAGCGATTGCATGCACTGGCCCGGCAGGAAATACGACACCGCTGCCGGTGAAAAAATCTGTACGTTGATCTTTATCAATCCATCCGGCAAGGAAACCTCAGCGGTCAATGTGCCCGCCGTGGAAGGCACCAGTATTGATGCTGCCTTGATGGAATTCAAACTCTCGTTACTTGGCGAAGAGCAGCCGCAAGAGACCGGGCTGGAGCCCGCTCAAACGGAAGCGAGTCATCAACCGCCCGCGCAGGTGCGCGAAGTGGATAAGGCTCGTTTGCAACTCGCAGTAAAAAAGACCCCGATAAAAGGAGTAACAAATATTATGAACGTGCGTGAAATGCAAGCCCAGCGCGTTGCATTGGTGGAAGAAGCGGAGAAACTGGCGGCGCTTGCCGACTCAGAAACGCGGGATTTCACCGATACAGAACGCGAACGCTTCAACGCGATCGTAGGCGAGAATGGCGAGATCGACCAGCTCGACGCCAAGATCAAACAGGTCACTGAAGAGCGTGCTGCCCTGGCAGAAAAGGCAATCGCGAAACTCTCCCTCAAGGAGGCAGTCAAGCCCGAAGCCGATGCCAAACCAAACACCATCAAACGTGCTGAGTTGAACAAACTCGCCGCCTATGCCCAGGCTGAGTTCGTCAAGTCTGGTGGCAAGATCGAAGATTAACGAGGTAACCCCATGAGCGCTAACACTCTCACCGGTCTCATTGAGACCCTGTACAAAGCCGCGGACACCGTAGCCCGCGAGCAGGTTGGTTTCATTCCCGCCGTCTTCAAAGATGGCGATGTCGAAAATGTGGCTGTGGGTCAGAGTATTGTCTACCCCATTGTGCCGACAATGTCCGCCGCGGATATCACCCCGGCTGCCACCGGTCCCGATCCCAGCGGTGTAACCCTTGGAAATGGCACCATGACCATCTCCAAAGAACGCTCCGTGACCTTCCCCTGGAATGGCAACGAGAAGGCGAGCATCAACAAGAACTACCAGAAGGTGCTCGAAGATCAGTTTGCCCAGGCAATGCGCACGTTGGTCAACGAGATCGAAAGTGATCTCTTCCTGGCTGCCAAGCGCGGCGCCTCACGCGCCTATGGTTCCGCGGGTACCACGCCATTCGCCACCGCTGGGAACCTGTCTGACTTTGCCGAGATCGTCCGAATTTTAGACGATAACGGTGCGCCACCCAGTGACCGTCATCTGGTATTGAACAGCGCCGCTGCCACCAAGATACGCTCGGTGCAATCCGGTCTCTTCAAGGTCAACGAAGCGGGCGATTCCAGCTTGCTGCGTGACGGCAAATTGGGACGTGTAGAAGGTCTCGACCTGCATCAATCCGGTCAGATCGTTACGCATACCAAGGGCACCGGCTCAGGCTACGTCTTCAATGGTTCTCACGCCCTTGGCGCGACCACGCTCGTTGCCAAAACCGGTACTGGCACTGTCTTGTATGGCGACGTGCTTGCCTTCGAAGATGACACCACCAACAAATACGTGGTCAATACCGGCATTGCCGCTCCTGGCTCACTTGCGATTGGTGGACCCGGTCTTAAACAGGCACAGACGGATGGCAAGACCATGACCATCGGCGCCAACTACACCGGCAACTTTGCACTCCAGCGCAGCGCCTTGCACTTGCTCGCGCGTCTGCCCATGATGCCGGAAGGCGGCGATGCTGCGGATGATGTGTATGAATTCCTCGACCCGTTCAGTGGGCTGCCATTCCAGGTTGCGTTGTATCGTCAGCGCCGCCAGGTGGTCTACGAAGTGGGCATTGCCTGGGGCGTCAAGGCGGCAAAATCCGACTTTATCGCCACCCTGTTGGGCTAAGGTGCAGCATGGCTGAAACCCTGATCCCTATGACGAAGGACGGCGAGACCATCTTCGTCCATGAATTGGCTGTTGAGAACCATAAGCAGCTTGGCTGGCGCGTGTCTGAAGAAGCGCCGCCAAAAGTGGAACCCAGCAAGCCCGCTCCCAAGAAGGCGGAAACGCCTGTCGATAAATAGTGGTACCCGGGCGATACTGGCGCCCGTTTAACCAACCGTGGGTCAGGCAGTCCTACCTTCCCTGCCTGACCCACACCCTGAAACCTTATGAATCTGACCGTCATCACCCCCCCCGAAGAAGAGCCCGTTTCTGTGGCAACAGCCAAGGCGCACCTGCGCGTGGACTATGCCACCGACGATGCCCTGATTGAGTCATACCTCAAGGCGGCGCGTGAGTTAGGGGAGGCACTGGCTCGTCGTGCATTCGTGACCCAAACCTTGCGCCTGGTGGTCGATCAAATACCCGCCGACCGCGTGCTCAAGCTGCCGCGCCCGCCGCTGCAATCCGTCGAAGCGATCACCTATATCGATGACGATGGCAACGAGCACGACTGGACCGACTTCACCGTCGACGCCCGCAGCGAGCCGGGCCGGATCATCTTCCACAGCCTGCCCAATGCCAGCCTGCAAGAGTCGGGTGCCATTGCCATTGAGTACATCGCAGGCTATGAGTCTGCGGCAGATATGCCGATGGTCTTCGCCCAGGCGGTCTTGCTGACGGTGGCACATTGGTACGAAAACCGTGAAATGGGAGACCTGCCAATGGGTGCCAAGACCCTTCTCAAGTCCAATCGTGGGAGTTGGTTCTAATGGCAGACCTGAACATCCGCATCAGCGACCTGCGCGACCGCGTTACCTTCCAGTCTCCGACCCTCAGCAAGACCCCCGGGGGTGCGCAGACCGAAGCCTATGCCAACGTCACAACCGACCCTACGGTCTGGGCGTTGTGGGTCAACGATCACGGGCAGGAAGGCGTTGCCAACAATGCTGAAAAAGCCACTCAGCAGGCAACCGTCACGGTGCGATATCGCAGCGATGTGCTCACGACCTGGCAGCTGCTCAAAGACGGGCAGCCGTGGAAGTTGATCGCCCCGCCTGACCACGTGCGCGGTCGCAATCACTGGACCGTGCTGCGCGTTGAACGTGTGGAGGGCTCCAACTGATGCGCGGTACGTTGACCTTCAAAGGCTTGGAAAACTGGATGGAGCAGCTCGCTGAAGCTGGCAAGAGCGTTGACGATGCTGTCACGGATCTACTGAACGAGACACAGCCGTTCATCGAGGAAGAGCTGGTCGCGCAACTGCGCAAGACCTCTGAAGAGTACACCGGCGAAACGGCATCCACCATCCAAGTCAGCGGCGTGCAGCAGGAAGGCAATTATCTGTTTGTCGAAGCGACCGTGGGTGGCAGCAATGCACCACAGGCGACCTACAAAGAATACGGCACCACGCGCCAGGCGGCAGAACCATTCGTTCGTCCAACCTTTCGTGGTCATCGGCTGAAGAACAAACTGAAGGAAGGCATGAGGGCGATCTTGCTTAGCAGAGGCTTGCAATGACAACCGTCTTCGAGTTAGTAGAAACTGCACTCGGCACGATTAGCCCGTCAATCAGCTTCGCCGCAGCTCCATATAAAGGCACGTTGCCAAACGCGTATGTCACGCATCAGTTGATCAACTCGCCTCCAGAGCAACATGCCGACAACGTAGAGACCGAACGGTCATACACGATGCAACTCTCGTTTTGGGATAAGGCAGGCATCCCATCCACAACCAATGTAGACACTGCCATGAAAGCGGCAGGCTTCCACAAAGGTGACGTGCGTCAGCTCCCGCAGGATCCACAAACCCATCACTACGGGCTGGCGGTCGAATATGTTTATTTTGAAACACAGGAGTAAGAAATCATGAGCACTGCAAAGCAAAAAGTCACAGTTGGCGTTGATAGTGTTTATTACGCCGAAGTTACACAAGATGATGCCGATGGTTTTGTAGTTGGAACGCCAGCTCGGTTGGCTCCTGCTATGGAACTAAAAGGCACAGCGAACATTTCTCAAGAAGGCTTATATGCCGACAACGATCTGGACGACGATCTTCAAAGCGAAGGTCCGACAGATATTGAAATGATTTCCCCAAACTTCGCTGAAGAAGTCCTGGCTGATCTTTTGGGAGATGTTTACGACGCTGCAACGGGTCGCGTCTTCGAGAATGCTGATCCATCGCGTGCCAAGTTCTTTGCACTAGGATATCGTTTCCGTAAGAGTAATGGTCATTACCGATACCGCTGGTATCTGAAGTGCAAGGCACAACGCCCATCAGAAGAGGCTCAATCTGAGAGTGACAAAATCACTTTCAAACCCAAAACCCTCAAGATCAAAGCCTATCGCACCATTTACAAATTCGACCATCTTGGCGATGGGTCGTACATGCAGGGCGGTAAAAAAGTGAAGGGCGATGAAGACGATGCGAACTTCGACGCCTCGACCTGGTTCGCTGCTGTGCAAATTCCTGGGGCTGGCACGCCAAGCGCATTCAGTCTCACACCGGTTCCTGCTGATGGCGCGACTGGAGTCGTGATCTCTGCCAATCTCACGCTGACCTTCACCAACGCCCTGCAAGGCGGACGCGAGGCCGGTATCACGCTCATCAACCTCGATACCCAGGCACCGGTGGCAGTCGCTCGCACCATCAATGCGGCTCGCACGGTGGTCACGCTCAACCCGAGCAGCAACCTCGGCGCATCCACCGATTACGCCATCATCGTCCACGACGTGGTCGATATCCACGGTCAGGCGCTGACCGACGCGGTGTACAACTTCACCACGGCATAAATTCAAGCCAGGCGGCAGTCACATTGGGGATGACTGCCGCCGCAAGGAAGGTATCCAATGGCATCAAGCGTTCCACAAACAGCGCTGACATTACCGCTGTACAAGAAAAATGAAATGGTCAAGGAACTGCGGCAGTCCATCTTGCCGTGGGGCATCCTTGAACTGGCAATCGATCTGCAGGAAGTTTTCAGTAGCGCCGAGGTAGATGAAGACAACAAGCTCAAACCTGAAAGCATGAGTCTCGAAGGCATACAAAAGCTAACTGACTTTGTGATCTACATCTTTGAGGATGAAGTCACTCGCGAAGAATTGAACCGCCAGGCATCCCTGCAGGATATGTTCGCTGTATATGCTCAGATATTTACGATGGTTGGGCAGATCATGAGATCAAACCCTACGATCGGGCAGGCGATCAACAGGCAGAACAACCTGAAGAAGCCAGCCCAAAAATAAAAAACTGGGCGCGGCGGGTCAAGTACATGCTGTTAGACACAGGAAAACTTGGCGTGCTGCGCGATATTGAATTAACTGATTTCCGGAGCGTGCTGCGATTTATGACCGAATATCCTGGTCTGAAAACAGAGCAGAACGACCCGAGGCAATATGTGCCAGGCGATACGACGGACTTTGCATAAAACATTATGGGCGATGCTGTAGAAAAACTCTCAGGCAAGTTAGGCGTAGACACCACCGACTTCAAGACCAACATAGCGGCGGCGAACCGTGAACTGCGCCTATTAGAGTCGGGCTTCAAAGCCAACGTCGCTTCGTTGGGAGATTGGTCACGATCTGCCACGGGCATGGAGAGTCGTATCTCGTCGCTCACAAGCAAGATTGAAGTGCAGACACTCAAGGTCGCAGCCCTGCGTGAGAACTTCGAACGCATCAAGGATGAACAGGGTGAGAACAGCCGCGCTGCCAAAGAAGCTGAGATCGCTCTCAACAAAGAGACCGAAACACTCGGCAAAATGGAATCTGAGCTGAAAACGTCTGAGGCTGCATTACAGGAACTCAGCACGGCTGAAGACGAAGCAGGTGACAGCGCTGAAGAAGCCAGCGGCAAAGTTGACGGCTTCGGTTCCTCAATCGACATTATGGGCAGACTTGCAAAAGGCTCTGTAGCGCTAGTGCTCGGACTGGTCACTGCTGTGCTCGCTCTTACTGCAGGCATTGGTGGGCTGGTCTTCAGCACAGCCGATGCTTCTGCACAACTGGTAGATCTGTCTGCAAAGACGGGCATCTCCACGGAGCGCCTGCAAGAACTGAACTACGTTGGTGAGCAAGTAGGCACGTCGCAGGAAACCATCACCGGCTCCCTGGCGCGGCTCGTGCGTTCGATGGGTGGAGCGCAACAGCAGTATGCCGACTTCGCCGCAGATCAAGCCGAAGCCGCTGCCGCTGGCGAAGAGTTCGACGGTACGCTGGGAGATAATGCCGCCGCCTTCGACCGTCTCGGCGTCAAGATCACGGATGCCAACGGCAACCTGCGCGATAACGAAGCGGTCTTTGCCGATCTACTCACTGCGTTAGGGCAAGTCCCCAATGAAGCCGAGCGGGATGCGCTTGCCATGTCGATCTTTGGCAAGAGTGCGCAGGAACTCAACCCGCTGATCAAAGCAGGCGCGGAGGAAATGAAGCGCCTATCTGAAGAAGCACGTGAAGTTGGCGCTGTGATGTCCGAAGAGGACGTCGCTGCCTTCGAAGCCTTCGACGATACCCTTGCGTCACTCAAGATGGGTTTGCAAGGCACGCTTGGAACGCTGGCAAGTGCCTTCCTGCCGGGCTTTCAAGCTGTGTTC